CATCATTGATACTCCCACGGTACACTTTTCCATACGACCCTTCACCAAGTTTTTTACCCTTCGACCCCTTCATGAAGGTTTTTGTTTTATTCATCAATGTATACAAGTGATCCTGTGGGCTACAGCCTTTCTTACCTCTTAAAATTTTTTTCAAGTTACTCTCTATGTTTTTATTGGACATACTTACTTATTGGTAAGAAGTTTTTTCTTCAACTTACCAAGAAGGATATAATTATTTTACTTTTTTTTCAGAAACATCTTTTATAAAAGATCATGTTCTATTTATTTACTCATCAACTTCTTCAATTTCATCTTCCTCATCAACCTCAACCTCCTCCTCATCGGGTAAATCGAGACCCTGGAAGGCAAATGACGGAAGTTTCACGGACTGTTCCAGGAGACATTGTTGGAGACGGATAGTCACACCAAACTTGTTATCAATGAACCAGATCTGGTTGAAGTCTACGATGGCACAGACCTTCTGACCCTTCTCGACAGTGTCAAGGGTAACCTTTTCTCGTTGCATGGAATATGACTCTGGTACAAAAGTCCCGTCAGGCTTAGCCAAAACCTTCAGTTTGATTGTAGAGGGGTACTGCTCCTTTCCAGGGCGCACGATGGGCTTGTAGAGAGCTTCCTTGAGTACAGCCACATTGAAGTCCTTACCGAGCCACTCCTTGGAGTTCTTGGCGACTGTGTTCACGATGATATCGTCGAGCTCCTTGAGCTTGGCGTGAAGATCCATAGCTTCGGCGTTATCAGGGTCGAATGAGAGGTCAAGGGAATATGATGTGCGTCCCGTACCCTCATCAGTGAAAGAACTCAAACCGTAAGGAGAGCGCAGGAAGGGGAACTGTACGTATAGCTTTTTGTTGTCGCCGGCGTTAAGGTAGACAGCTTTGCCGCCATTCTTGTTTTTACGAAGTTTCGAAAAGTTTACAGAAGAAGTAGTGAAATCGGAGGAGCGTTGGATAGTGAGCGACATTTTGTATTTGGTTATATCTATATTATGTGGTCAAACTTTAAGTAGATTTTTTTTGTTAAATTACAGTAAAGACGAACATGGGTTTATTTAAAGATTGTGGCTGTGGTTGCAACGGTAAGAAACAACAGGATAAATTGACAATTTCCATCATTTCCGCTCTCACATTCTTTGTGATTGCCAACCCCGAGACTTTCCGCGTCGTGAGGAAATTCTTGGGTTCCCGTATCGCATCACCCACGGGGTGTCCCACCGCGGTCGGATTAGCCGTGCATTCGGTTGTATTCATGCTCGTTGTGTGGGGTATGATGAACATAAAGAAGGACTCTGAATCCCCCTGTTCCAAGAAATCTAGGAAGGGTTCCAAGACTGTGTTAGCCCCAACAGTGCCTATGGTTGATGCACCCGCCGCAGAACCCGATTTCTCTGAACCCCAAATTGAACTGACCGACAGTGGTGTCGTGTTGGAACCCCAAGGACTTGAATCTGAGGGTACCTTATTTAAGTAAAATCAATAAAATGAAAAACCCCATCACATTTTACAATTGGTTAGAGCCAATTGTAAAAGGTTGAACGCGTGTATATGAAGGTTTAGAACTCCTCATCGAAACCAATGTCATCATTAGTATCGTCTAATTTACCGTAATCACCGACTCGTTTTTCGAAGAAGTTTGTTTTGCCATCTAAGCTTATATTTTCCATGAAATCGAATGGGTTTTTAGACCCCCATATGATTGGGACACCAATTTGTTTAAGAAGTCGGTCAGATACATACTCGATGTATTCAGACATTTTTTCAGAATTCATACCAATGAGGTTGCAAGGGAGGGCATCTATAATAAACCCCTTCTCGATCTCCACGGCTTCCTTGACTATAGAGTGAATTGTCTCAGTGGATGGTTTGTTACGCAGAAGCTTGAAGAGTTCAACGGCAAATTCTTGGTGGAGACCCTCGTCTCTAGAAATCAGTTCGTTACTGAAACAGAGACCAGGCATCAACCCTCGTTTCTTCAACCAGTAGATGGCACAAAAACTACCAGAGAAGAAGATACCCTCAACACAGGCGAATGCGAATAGTCGCTCAGCAAACGACTTGGATTTTGTATCAAACCACTTTAGTGCCCAGTTCGCTTTCTTCTCTATACAGGGGACTGTTTGGATAGCCTCAAATAGATGTTTCTTTTCCGATTCATCCTTAATATACTTATCAATAAGCTTTGAGTAGGTCTCCCCATGAACCATTTCATTGTGGCACTGGTAGGCATAGAATGACCTCGCCTCTGAGAGTTGCACCTCATCAGCAAAATTGTTATTGATATTCTCAAAAACAATTCCATCGGAACCGGCAAAAAATGCCAGGATGTATTTTATAAATTTTCGCTCATTGTCAGTGAGGTTTTTCCAATCTTCCAAATCCCTCGACAGATCTACTTCCTCAGCAGTCCAATTGGACATCTGGGCCTTCTTGTAAAGCTCCCATAGATCGGGATGCTCCAGGGGGAATACAGTGAATCTGTTCAGTGTAGGGGTTAGAATGGGCTCGTACTCACCTTCAATGAAGTCCTGGAAATCAAAGTAGGTTCCGACGTGACGATCGTCAATAAATATTTGGGGGTAGGCTGCCACCACTCCATTGCATATCTCTTTTAGTTTGTCCTTTTCAATCATAATTTTTTCATGTTGCAAACCCTCCGATTCGCATAGAGATACCGCGTGGTCACAATATTGACACCCCTCCTTGGAATAAATAGTAACTTTCATCTGTGATATTATCCTTGATTATTTTTTGTCTGAAAACTCTAAGCATGATTGTGCCCTCTGAGATAAATCAAGATGATATAGTAAAAGTTTTAGTAAACGAAGACGGTATTGAAGATACGATGTACGCCGTGGTTGCGATGAATACGGGAAAAACCCTAGGTCTCCACTATCTCAACCCAACTGAATCCGTATACAAGTCGGCCTGTGTGTATAAGGTTGATGAGGGTGACATGTGCCCCGCCCCATATGACAGTCTAATGGAACACTACCCACAAGGGACCACATTTGAAGACCTAGAAATGAAACGTGTAGATGTAGACATGTTTTCATTCTATTCTGAAATTGACGTGGAAGACACGGATAGCGATATCCATGAACTAAATGTAGACACCGAAACCGACTCTGAGATGGAGGGCTTCATTGTCTCAGACTCTGAAATGGAGGGTCAAGATATAGCACCCCCAGGGTTTGCGGAGATTGATAAACAGTGGGATGAATGGAAGCCATCAACTCCAGGAGCTAGCAGTTTCAAAGAAACGATCGATTTGATTGAAAATCGTATCAGACGCCTAAGTGCATGATGCGTTCTTTAAAAGTAATAAAAAGGATTGCCAATCATACCAAGATGCTGGCTGCTATATGGTCTGATATAGACCGTTTATTAAAAAAAACTAACGAAAATGAAGAAAAGCCAGTGAATATAAATATTTGTAAGGATTGTTCGGGTGTAAAGATCTTCTCTCGAGAGGGTCTACCCGTTTGTAGTGAATGTGGTCTCGTGGAAGATCGCTTTATTGATGATAGTGCGGAATGGACGAGTGGTATTACAGACGATGGGAAGGTGAATGATCCATCTAGATGTGGTAACCCCAATGCCAATCCACAATTATTCTCACAAAATTGGGGGAAGGGTACAGTTATTTCTACACAAAGATCCTCGACATACGAAAACAAGCGGATGGCTAAGATTAATTTCCACATGTCTATGAATCACAGGGATCGTTCCCTATTTCACGCGTATAGAGATATTGACGAGGCGTGTCACACCCTCCCAGATATGGTATTGAAGGATGCAAAGATGATGTACAGGAAATTTAATGAAGGTAAACTTACCCGGGGTGCGGTAAGATTGGGGGTAAAAGCTAACTGTGTTTTATACGCATGTCGACTCGCTCAATTTCCTAGGACAACCAAAGAAATCGCGGATATGTTTGGAATTATGTCGAAGGATGTGAGTCGTACTACACAGATGTTCAAGGATACTATAATGGGGGCAACTAAAAAGAATTATGTGACGAAAGCTTTCGATGTGATGAGTAGATTATTGAATTCTTTCGAGGTTTCCCGCGAAGAGCGTCTCGCGTGTATCCAGATGTGTAACAAAACGGAGAGTTGTATAGACTTGATGAGTAAAACCCCGAATAGCGTAGCTTCGGCTATCATTTTCATGGTTCTCAAATACAAAGTTACAAAAACAGAAATGTGTGAAAAATGTTCAGTGTCAATCCCGACATTGAATAAGATTGAGGGTATTATAAAAAAACACTTAGAGGTTAGCAGTTAATTTTAATTATATGACTAAACTATTTCTCTCAACCCCCTGTTATGGGGGGATGTGCCTAGAAAAATATATGTCTAGTATGATCAAGCTTCAGCTCCTTCTCGTAAAAGAAGGAATTCAGATGTATCTTGATACTACAGAAAATGAATCCCTCGTGCATAGGGCACGTAACGTCTCAGTTGGTCGTTTCATGCAAAAGACTGACTGTGACTATTTTATGTTTATAGATGCGGATGTTCATTTTGACCCTGCAGCTGTCGTGAGACTTATCAAATCTGGTCACGATCTCTCGGTAGCGTGTTATCCCAAGAAGGTTGTGATGTGGGATCAAGCTGCAGCGGCCGTAAAAAGTGGTGATGAACGTGATATGTCGATGCTGTCTTCAAGTCTTGTGATCAATTTCGGTGCAAAAAATAGACCCATCCAAGATGGATTCATAGAAATTCTCGATGGACCAACTGGGTTTATGATGATTAAGCGTTCCGTATTTAAAACGATCGAGGATAAGTTCCCGGATCTTTGGTGTAAGAATGATCACCAGAATCGAGACTTTGATGATTATCACGCCGCATTCGATTGTATGATTGACCCCACAAATCGTAGGTACCTTTCAGAGGATTACGCATTTTGCCGTCGATGGCAACAAGCTGGTGGTAAAATATACGCTGATGTGAATACGACATTGGGGCATGTAGGTAATTTACCATTCGGTGGATGCCTAAACGATAGGCTTAAGGCTTAGACGAGACATACAATCATGAATCTTGTTACCATCATAGTTACGCGATCAAAGTCTTGCTCGGTGAAGACATTACATGCCATTCTCCGTCTAAATATGAGATGTCTCCAGAAGAATGTGAATAACGAGATTGTTTATACTATAGATGACCCGTACGCTAAAGCTGAAGTTGTACAAAAATACATGAAGTCACATGATCGTATTCTTTTTATTGATTTTGGTATTGGCATAGATGATGGTACGTTAGATCAATGCTTTGAACCACACGAGGGCGTGGGTTGTGTTGTTTTCCCGGGTGTAAAGGAGGGTATAGATTGGGAAATGTTTAAAAATAAAGTTAAATCTGAATCCACAGAACCTATTCCACAAATGGGTCTCCACTTCGATACAGATGTTAACAAACAGATTTCAGAAAATATCTATCAAGTTGTACGCACCGATGCTAAGGTGTGGATTATGAATACAAAAAATATTATCAAGACTATCAAAGATAAAAAGTCCGGGAACTATAAAATATTTCCAAAAATGTTTGAGAAATTCAAAGAACAGAACGTTCGCATAAATGCATTTACCGCATCTAAGTTGACTCAAACATACACACATGAGTGTGTGAGTAATATTCTAAACGCAGCGGGTGTGAAAATCAGTTAAAGTTTTCCACCCAATTTTAAACATGTCTATAAAGTCGGACTCCCCGCTTTACAAATATGTCGTGGGGTTTATTCATCATTCGTGGGGTAGTAAAGAATACTTTCCGGGTCCCCAACCTATTTCCGTTGAGTATAAACACTTTCCGATTATAAAGAAGGGTGACTATGTCGTATGTGAAAAGACGGACGGTGAGAGATATATGATGGTTGCCCTCTATTTTGAAGGCAAGAAGAAGTGTATTTTCGTAAACCGTGCGTTCAATATGTTCCAAGTTCCGATTAATCTCCGGAAAGATGCATACGATGGGACAATTTTGGACGGTGAACTCTACGAAAATACCTTATTTGTGTATGATGCTCTCTCCGTAAATGGGAAGCCTGTGTGGGAGCAAGACCTTCTCAAACGACTCGGTCACGCACTAAGTGTAATTGACCCTGTCATATATATGAAATTTGATAAGTATCGTCTCAAATTGAAAGACTTTCATGCGATGAAGGATTTTGGGATTTTTATGGATGAGTATCTCCCAACAGTTCAGCAAAAGGTTGATGGATTGGTTTTTACACCAATCAATGCGCCACTCCAAATTGGCACACACGAGACTATGTTTAAATGGAAACCCCAAGATAAGAATACGATTGACTTTCTAATGAAGAGGGAACCTTCTCGTGAGACACCCGGTTGTGTACCCGGGATTCCCACTTGGCGGTTGTACATACAGGAAAAGGGGAAGCTTCTATTTGAATCCGAAATTCCACATAACCGGATGTCGGATGAACCTTGGTTTGAGGATGGTGCCATCGTGGAGTGTAAGTATATACATTGGGAAGAACCGATGTGGTGGAAACCCATCAAGAGGAGACACGATAAAACGTACCCCAATAATCGACGAACCTTCTATAGGACTATCGTTAACATCAAGGAGAACATTCAGATGAAGGAGTTTTTAGATTGTAAACCATGAAGTAGTACCCAGCCTCGTCGGGTAATTCGTGTTCTTTTATAGTTTCATCATTAATAAGAAACCATTTATTCTTTCGTTTAGCGAATGTCACATAGTGACCATCATCCTGTTCACCCATATGGACAGCACTAGAAACTAGGTTATATTCATATTTATCGATAAGTATATTTTCAATTATCTGTATATGACTTTTACTGTCAAATGAAATCATAAGCACTTGAGGGAGTTTCGAAAATACCATACGAGTCGTAGCGACATTATGTACTTTACCCGTGGTATCTTCGAAGTTGTCTATAACATCCCAATCTGTACTCTTTTTTAACATTTCACCCATATCATTACCACTCGATCTAATTAGATGAACACTAAAATCCTCCTCTTTAGAGGTTTTTCCACCCGGCCATATAGTTTCCTGTGTCTTCTTACCATAGAACCAATGCTTGATATCAGGGCGAGCGCGTTCTAGTATATCAATAATACAAAGGATAGCCTCCTGTGTGTCGTGTTGTTCATTCGTTTTGAATCGCGGGAATTGCTTCTTGAAGGAATTTAGGAGGGGGGTGACATTTACATTCTCTTCACCCTTTTTCCAATAAACGGCAACTAAGTGAGAATATAATTGTGTAAATTCACAAGCTTCCTGATAAGGAATCTTTAAAAAGTAGTTTGAGAGAACTGGGATATACAAAAGGCATTGTAGAGCCGTATTAAAGTAACAGGTGTTTCCGTTATTTAACAAACCTTTCATTACATTTTACATACAAAAAACACTTAAGGGAAAGTCGCGTTGAGATAATGACAACGATGAACATTCAATCTATTTTTGACAAAGTTAAGCCCCTCTTCGATACACTGAAGGGTGAGGAAAACATTGAGGTTGAGATGCGCCTCGGTAAACACAATGGTTCACTATTTGATACCAATGTTGGTAAAGACGCTTGGGAGAAGGTTCTCAAGGGCCTGAGGAAGTACAAGGGGTGGGAAAGCACAAAATCTACTGTGGCAGATGTCTATTACAACGATGCCAATAGTATCCGAATTACAACTGACGAGGATTCAGGGGAACAGACAATGGTGCAAAAGATCAATGTCGTGAAGGAAGATTTCAAATGTGAACCCCTCGACGTTCGTTTTAGTATTTCCAGGGAAATCCCAAGTTTCGGACAATACGAGATGGATCGGAAGCGTACAAAGACACGCCACTCATTTGTACGCAAAAATGTGAGCATTGACATGACCATCTCATCTGGTGACAACGTTGATATGGACTCAGAGGATGAGGCATCCTATCAGATTGAACTGGAAATCTCAAATCCTCAGGATGTCAAGAATGACAACGAATTTTACAATATCATCCACAAGATCTCAGACCTCGTTAAAATTTTCTAAGTTAATAATAAAAATGTCTGTCCAACCAATGGCCAGTGCCATGAACCTCACCGCCCCCACCCCCACTTTCATGAACAAGGTTAGGGCTGGCAACCGACCCACCTTGATGAAGGTAGGTGCTGTGGTTGCGGTCTTGATTGCGATTGTTTTATATATGCGTCGCAGTGGTTCCAAGAAGAAGAAGGAGAAATACTTGATGAAGAAGATGAGGAAGATGATGAGATAATTTCTCAGTATATAATAAAAATGAAGACGAACCGCCCCACTTTGATAAAGATCGGTATTGTAGCCGCGGTTTTGGTTGCCGTAGTTTTGTATCTCAGGCAACAAAAGGAAAAGGAAACTGAGGGGTTCAGGATGAAGAAGATGAGCAAGAGGATGAGAAAGGCGGGGAGGAGGGCCTCGAAGAGCATGAAGAAATGGAGGTAGTGCTCGTGTCAGCTGTTAATAATTAAATAGAAGTATACTATATGATATTCTTGATCATTCTAGTAGTACTTCTTCTTGTAATGGAAAGAAATCACCATTCAGATGAAATTGGAAACTCGAAGTACTTCCATCTGAGTGACGGTAAGTCTAAAGAGACTTATCTCATTATGCGTAATAACGGGGTGAGTGATGAAGGATTGAAGAAATTTATTGAAATGGAGGATAAATTCTTGGAGCTTGAGTATGTCTCTGTGCGATCAGGTATCACACGTATAGTTCATGCGAGTCTCCTATCGAATAAAATAAAGGATTCGTTTCCCACCTACAACTTCAATTATCACACGATTCACTTGAAACAAATTGCAGAACCTGTGAAAAATGTATAATACTTAAACAGTAAAATGGTATTCTTGTTAAGTAGATGCGTCATCAAGTAGTGGAAGGACCGGATGGGTCTGTTGCGATAGCTTTTAACCAAGAAATTTCACCTGAAGAACCCCCACCTGCACCCACAATATCAAGATCTACAGATGTGGTGGCTGTAAAATACAATAAATATATACAATTATCTTTTGATTGTTTTTTTTTGGTGTCTTTGTTTAAGTTAGTCTATTTATTTAGAATAATCGATATAATAAATTTCATTTTTATTATATTGAGTACATTTGCAGTCCACACCGAACTACCTATATCTGTCGCCCCTATATTGGGTCACGTGGTGTATGCCGTTACAATAGCTCCGGTATATTGTTTTATCTCTGGATGGTTGGACTTTGCCTACTTAGTGACCTGTATCATATTATGCTCCACCTCAATTCTCACCGCTGAAAAGATTAGAGTTTAACATATTTAACAAATTCCATAGGAGCATCTTATGTTGTGGACTCTCTATAGCCCCCCATTCATCAATTATCGACATGATGAGCTTGTTATCATCAGGCTCATCAGTTTGACACAATTGTGGAGACACTCTAATATAGTCCGCTACAATGTAAATAACAGAATCTAGCAGTGCTTCCTTTACCCTATTTCTAGTATCATCACATCTTGGTAACCCGAGCTTTAACCGCCCGGTTAATTCCTCTCGGACGTGCATCTGCATTAACATTGGATCTAAACTTTAACCAATATTTTCGGTAGTTTTCGATTCCCTTCTTAGAAATCTTTCCATTTTTATTGAGAATGTGATTCGCCATAGCTTTTTTGTAATTGGTTCGTAAGTTGTACGGTACCCCTGTTACATTCACATTGTTCATCAGGTATTTCTTCTCGAGTTCGCGACGTCTCTCCCTCTTCCATCGTTGCACTAACACCTTCTTGATGGCGTTAATATCGCGTTTGAAAGGGACCCCCAATTTATTCGTCTTATTAATGTTACGAATATTAGCTTGTATATTTTTGATATCATTGTTCAGATTGGGTTTGTACCTATTCATCCAAGTAGAACCGTAGAGCTTGGAAAGATCGTTACGAATAGAATTTTCATTCATCCTTCTTTTCAGTTCCACATTATTTGTCTTCATTGCTCGGTTTATATTCCGGCTAATATCCTTAGCACTCCTCTTATTGTCTGATACCTTTTTCTTTATGGCACGAGGGGAAAGTACCACTGGGGTGGGTTTAGCTGCGATATTGTTTCGCGCTTTTTCAATCAGTTTACAGAGAGTATCTTTAGTTTCTTTCCCATTCCGTTTGATTTTCAAGACATCACATATTCTAACGAGTTCAGGTTTAGGTAACTGTGCGCACATTTTACTACCAACTCGAAATTTAGTGGATGTTCCAGTGAGGGAAACATTCTTTTTCTTGGTGGTATTTTTAAATGTGACTGCTTTATTGGGTGACAAGTCTCTTATTTTTTCACATATTTCTTTTCTGGTGGAGGCTCGTGTAGAATTACCATTTTTAGTTCTAAAGTTGACAACGCCCATTTTCCTAGCTAGATCAATAAGTTCAGCTTTGGGCATGCGTTCACATTTCTTACTGTCAATTCGTAATACAGATAATTGAGTGTTATTGATAGCACGCGTTTTAGTTTTGGTTTTTCTCGATTTCAATAGATTTTGTAAGGCTGTATTCTTCTTAGTCTTCTTTTTGGTAATTTTTTTCAGTTTTCCAGATATCACAATTTGGCCATCTGCATGCAGTTCACGAATTACTCGGGATATACTTTTGAATGCATTTTGTAACACTTCGGGAGATTTGGCGCCAATAATTTGTACATTACCAGATTTGTTAATGTTGAGGGTGTAAAACTTTGTAATCCCATCCGCACTCTCCTTGTGTGCGTAAAGCATGGGAGTAATTTCAACTTCATATGAAGTTCTATACGTATCAGATAATTTCCTCTGTAACATGTTCATATCCCTAAATCCCCCATTTATATTGAATTGACCACTGAGATTGTTGAATTCAAATTCATTGGAGAGGAACGATTGATTGTCCGTATATTTCTCAACAACAAATTTACGAATGAGCTCTGGTTGGTTGGCAATGTCAGTACCGATAAACCCACCAGAGAATCGAACTTTACCATTTCTAAAAAAACTCACTGTAGCACCTTTAGTCTCTACATTGTTAGAAACCTCTAAACCAAACTGTACGGTACTAAATGGTTTCCTAATATCACCCTGTGGACCAGCTTCCTTCGTATGAGAAAAACCCGGTTGAAACTGACCATACTTACCTCGAATGTCCAATGTGTCTATATAAAGACCTTCACCAATAGGTGTTTTATCGAGGGGTCGTTTTAAAAGAAGGGGTTTGAGATCTAAGATTGGTGTTTTACCGAAATTCTTATTGACGAGTGCGTTAAACATACCAAGTTTTAACTCACTGATTTGAAGGTTAGACGCGGGCGCGACACCAAGGAATTCATCGGTGAATGTATCATTAAATTCTTCAGCTAATAGATTATTTACCATTTTTTTGTTATTAGAACTGAGATTGACATCCTTCTCAAATCCATTAGCTAATAGTCTATTTATCATTTTTTTGTTATTAGAACTGAGATTGACATCCTCAAATTCATTAGCTAATGGTGAATTCGCCTCAAATTGTTCGAAAGTACCCCGCTTAGGAGACTCTCGTCGCCTCTCTTGATTCTGGGTTCTGATGTAATTATTCACTACAGGTCTCGATGGCGGGATGACGCGCCTCTGAGGGCTGGGAGTCTCTACTCTGATACCAGATTTTTCAATGAATTCTTGAAATTCCCGATTCATTACTACCATTTACCAGTATTTTTTTTTAAAACTCGTCTGTGAAAGCGAGCGTTTCTTCAATCACATCGAGACCATAAATGATAGGCTGTCTGGGATATAACCGACCCTTGTAGGTAACACTCTCGTTCCTGACCTCAATATCCCGCGTACTGAAGGGTCCCATATAGAAATCTGGGTGAAACTTGTGCTTCCCCAGGTTATTGGATTGACAGTGCTGATTGAATACTGGCACAAAGAGCTTCTGGGGTACAAACAACTCTGTACCATACTCAATGTTCGTAGACTCTAGGAAGTTGGTTAGGGTACTCGCAACCATGGCAACCTGCTTTTGGATAAGTTTGAAGTAGGGTGGTACCACGTTCCAAATGTCTCGATCTCTGTATTTATTCGAATAGTCTAGGTATCCACGGATACATTTGAGTAGGATGGTAGGGAGTTCCTTCTCCAATTTCTTCTCAAGGTTGGGGTCCGCCTCCTGTACTTGTTTGGTGAAGTTCCAAGGGAGGATACGACGCAACACAGATCCAGAGTTATCTTTCCAGTTGGGGATTTCGTTACCACCGAGAACACCGGGCACTTTCCAGTCAATAGAAACCGCAGTCTTATTCTTTACTGCGATTGATACACTCTCACCTGAAACGATCGACTGGAACTCCGCCTGTTCGAGAGCTAGGTCACCCTTGATCTCTGGTGCAATGAACATGAAACTGTCTTTTAGCGCAGAGAGACCGAATTTTCTCTCGATATTGTTTCCCAAAACTCCAACATCCTGGCTCTCGTAGAACCGTTTAAATACACTATTGATGAGTGTAGACTTACCTGATCTCGCAATACCCTTAAAAAATGGGATAATTTGCCAGGAATCGAGATCACCGATATCATAACAGAGACGACCACCCATCACGTATGCCCAATTACACACTTCCTGATCAAACTTTTGATAGTTCAAAACTTTATCAAAGTTGGGGGTGGGGATGTCTTGCCAGTTCTCAATGTGTGAGTAATCATCAAACTGTTGATCGAAGTACTTGCACGAGATGATAGTCGGGTCGAGGCATCGAAATTCCTTACTGTCATAGGGGTAGAAACGACAGTCGTACACACCCCTATCGGGAATCCACTCCTTTCCCACGAACACACCATTCTTGAAAGACCATACGTTACGTCTCTTTTCAATCTCGGGGAATTGGGGGTCGATACACTTTGAAATATAATCAATCACCTCGCGGTAGATAGACCCCTTACTTGTAAAGTTCTTCCAGTTCAAAAACTCATCATCCTTTGGGGCAATATTACGCACAAATGTTTGAATCTCATACTTTAGAACCCAGGCACGAGTACCATACCCCTCGATTGTCTTGATTTCTTCGCAACAGTGATCTTTGTATCGGCGATACCCACATTTAGAAGCTTCGTCGAGGGTGTACAGAAGACACTTCTGGTAAGGAATACAATCCTCCATAGAATCTTCATCCATTGTGGATGGATCAGAACTCGATAAAACTTGGGGAACTGCCATGGGGTTAACAACACGCTCGTACGATATGAAATGACGCCTGATGTTTTCATACCCATCCTTGAGTTGTTTGATGACATTGTTGACACGTTTCCATACAGTGATCCCGTCATCATTTACATCCTTTGATTCAATCTTGAGATCCGCGATACGATTCTTCAGTTCCACTAGAAAGCGTCTCTGCCTTTCCCTTATACCCTTGATTGCCAGAATATCTATTTTACCCGGGAGTGGGTTGTTACCTTCATCCCAATTGTCACTGTGGATAAATTGCCTGTACCCCAATTCTCGGGCATTTCTATAATCCTGGGTCTGGAGATCCCAGTATATTTCAAATTTTCTTACGATATCAATTATTTGTTCTTCATTCATCGATTGGATTTGCTCCTTTTGCAACTCCGCCAGTGCCTCATACCTATTAGGTTCCTTATCGATGAAATGAGTGTTCTCCATTTAATATCATTATGACTTTTTCTTTTAACTAATTTACTCAAGCTTCTAATTTTTGAGTTTTGCCAAAATCTTTATAAGGATTTTGTTTTGCACTTGCATTTGTGTAGAAATCTCGACGAGAGCTGAGCACACAGTGTCCCCATCTGGGGTTGCCATGAGGGAAGTCATCAACCCGATAATATCAGTATCCTCTTCATCAAATTCATCCTCTTCGTCATTGACGGACATTTCTTCCTCTTCTTCAGTCATTTCGTCGTCTGTGATAATTTCACCCTCCTCGATTTCTTCAGGATGATTAGAAGCGGACATTTAATTTAGACCAAGAAAAATTCAAAACGGAATATGCGCGTTTGACCAGAATTAATTTCTCTGCCTATAGTACAACAACTCTCAAAATGGCCGGTGGTCTCATGCAACTCGTAGCTTACGGCGCTCAAGACGTCTACCTTACCGGTAACCCCGAAGTTACCTTCTACCAGGCCAAATACAAGCGCCACACTAACTTCGCGATGGAGAACATCGAGCAGACCGTCAACGGTACTGCCGCCAACTCCGGTCGCGTGTCCGTGACTGTCGCCCGTAACGGTGATCTCGTCGGTGACATGTACATCGAACTCGAGTCGGCTATCGCGGCTACCAAGACTGTCACCGCGGGTGACTGCAACTGGGTCGCGGAGCGTGCGGTCTCTTCCGTCGAGCTTTCCATCGGTGGTCAGCGCATCGACAAACACTACCAGAAATGGTGGCGTTTGTACTCGGAACTCTACCTCGATGAGGCCAAGAAGGCCACTTGGGGTAAGATGACCACTGCCGCGGATACCGGTGCCGGCACTGGTGCGGTGTACCTCCCCCTCGTCTTCTTCTTCAACAGGAACCCCGGTTTGTACTTGCCTCTCATTGCCCTGCAATACCACGAAGTCCGCATCGATTTCGATCTGGCTGCCGACATGGAGACCTTCCTTAACAAGTCCGTCTTCCGCGTGTGGGCCAACTACATCTACCTGGACACCGAGGAGCGTCGCCGCTTCGCCCAGAAGGGTCACGAATACCTGATCGAGCAGTGCCAGCACACTGGTACCGACACTGTTGATGCGTCTGCCACCAAGCAGGTCCGTCTGTCGTACAACCACCCCGTTAAGGAACTGGTGTGGTGCTTCTCCAACACCGCCGCGAAGTCTTCCCTGTGGAACTTCACCGCGAAGAACCTCGCCGCCGAGATTGTCCTCGAGTCCGACCAGAGCGCGATCGCGGCTTCCAACGCGTTCGTCTCCACCTCATCCGCGGGTGTCCCTATGGTGCAAGTTGGTACCGGTGGTGGTTCCTCCGCCTTCACTGAAGAGGCGGCGGGTCAGCTCGACACCTTCAAACTTGTCCTCAACGGCCAAGACCGCTTCAAGGAGCAGAAGGCTAAGTACTTCAACCAGGTCCAGGCGTACAACCACCACAGTGGCTGCCCCTACCCCGGTGTGTACTCGTACTCTTTCGCGCTCAAGCCCGAAGAGCATCAGCCCACCGGTACCTGCAACTTCTCGCGCATCGATAACGCGCAGGTTGCCGTCAAGATGGGTGCCGGTACCGCGACTGCCATGCACATGTTCGCCACCAACTACAACGTCCTCCGCATCCAATCTGGCATGGGAGGCCTCGCCTTCTCCAACTAATTTGTTGGTTTCGGTACAGTAATAAATTAAATCATAAATCATTTTTAAAATGCACAAATAATGCTATTTAAAAACGACGAGGCATACTCAACTAGTATGTCTACCCTTGCCACTTGTCAAATTATGTCCCCCATTGTACCACGATCTCGTTTTCACAAAAAAAAGTCTCGTGTAGCCGTACGTGCAAATTATAAAATTATACTCATTACACCCGAAGGTGATGAAACATTCGAGTGTGATGATGATACCTATATCCTAGATGCAGCTGAAGTGGAGGGTCTCGACCTCCCCTATTCTTGTCGTGCGGGTACGTGTTCTACTTGTGCAGCGAGATTGGTGTGGGGTGATATTGATCAAAGTGATCAATCTTTCCTTAGTGAGGAACAGGTGGAAGCGAACTATGTGATGTTATGTGTGGCTTACCCGAAAGATGATTGTAAACTTAAAATCGAAGTTGAAGATGAACTCTTCTAAATTCTAATTCCCATTTAAAAAAGAGAGTCGTATATTTTTAAATGACAATGTTCAAGAAGATAATGGATATTATGTTTAAAACCGAGAAAAAGATGTTAGGACGTTGGAATTTGAAGTCTTGTAACGAAATTTCAACATCTATTAATTCGATTTATCAGAATCGGGATCATTGTGGGGATACTATATGTAAGACACCCAAA